TACAATAAAAGGCGAAGTCCCATCGCTCAAAAACTCCATAAGGGTATCCGGCAGGCGGGTATACGAAACGTCCGATATACGCACATACAAAGCGGCGTTTAATATACAAATTCCTTTCAAGAAGCGGGCAAATATATCAGTCCCCGTCCACGTTTCTATAATGCTATACAAAAAAGACCATCGCAAAGACGCAGTAAATCAAACAGCTATAATTTTCGATTGCCTACAACATAGTGGGGTTATAAAAAACGACCGACTTGTAGAGTCGTGGGATGTCGAGTCCGATATAGACAAGGAAGATCCGCGAGCCGAGCTGAAAATAAAAGAAAGGGGGATTTGATATGAGATTTGAAGAAGCATTAGCCGAGGCGAGAAAAGGGAAGAAGATAAAAGCCAAAGAATGGCCCGGGGAATGGGAAACGAACGCAATAGATAACAGGAATCTGACATTAGAATATATTCTTGATACGAACTGGATAGTCCTTGACGAACCCAAGCCCAAGAAGACTATCACCATGTATGCGCCTGTGCATGATGGAGTTGTGCAAATTTTTAGAAAAAGAAAAAAACTATTTAATTTCGAGGAACCGTGGGCAAAGTTAGAATGTTGGATAACACAAAAATTTGAATACGAGGAGGCATGAGGTGTCTATTAAAAAAGGTTATACCACACGCGAGCGGTGCGATTGCGGAGCTAAGGCATTGAAAAACTCCATCTTTTGTGGTAAATGTCAAAGGGCGGTAATGAAAGAAAACGGAGCCAAAGGATTAAAACACGTTTATAGCATGAAAAGGAAGTGGGAATTATGAGCATAGAGTTTTCGGCTATCGTCTTCAGTGTTAAGTTCGACCAAGAAGGCGAAGGAACGGTTGTTTTGAAAACCCCCTTGACAGACTTGACCAAGGTTGTGCTACTATTAGGCAAATTACAGGAGGAGCTAAAGATTAAAGTTATAGAGCCGGAATAAACAGATACAGGAGGGCGCGTTTATGCCATTCGAAAAGCTCGATATGCCAGCAGACGGGGATCGGGATATTATCGAGGGGATGTTAAGGCGTGCTAAGTTGACGCGCAAAGAGTCGCGAGTCGTCCGCTACGTAGTTTACCGCGGGATCAAACAAACTGAAGTATCCGAAATCATGCACATATCTAAGCAACGCATAAACACAATATACCTCACTGCGTTATCTAAAATAGAAGGACTGACAAAGCACAAATTTTGTATTTATCTCTTATGAGACAATCTCTTGCCAGCCGCCCTTCCACTGCACGGACAACGCCCAAGTTTTTTTTACGCCACGCTCGTCTCTCATCAACGATGAATGTTCAATTCTCGCATCGTTCAATCGCAAAAATCTTTTAACTTCTTGTTTCGTCATTTTTCTCACCCCCTTGTTTTTTTGTTTTCGCCCGGGTTTTCATGGCTTCGTATTCCCTGTCAATAGCTTTTTGCAAAGAATAAATCGGTTTCTGTTTCTCTCTCGCCCAATTATTAACCGTGCGCAATGATACGCCAATCGTTGCCGCTACCGCTTCGGGCGTCCCGATTCTCTCAATCATCTCAATTATTTTTTCTTTCACATTCCTAACCATTATTTTCCTCACCCCCTTTCTTTTTTATTGCCCTCACATATATAATACCACATGTTGCCGCAACTTGTCAAGCCCCTTTGACGTTGATTTTCTAAAAGGACAGTCAACGGATATTTTTGCCATAACTACACCAAAAACAATAGTTTTTCACACAGATATTACATAGGGTAGAGGGAACATCAGTGCCGCTGTTCGCGGCATCCAAGTGGGGCAAACCCTCTTGCCAAGTAGCTGCGGGCCATGTAAGTCCTTCATTGTAGGCAAAAATAAAGATGCCCCACTCGGATTTTATAAGGAAATACAACCATGCAAAAACCCATGAACGATAAAGCCAAGCATTTCCTAATGAGCTATTTAATACGCTCTGCGCTTGAAGGTGCAGGACTTCCGGCTCCAGTAGCAGGTGGCACGACAGCGGCAATCGGTATTGGTAAAGAGCTGATAGATAGCCAGCCAGGCGGTTCGGGTTTCGACTTTGGCGATATAACGGCTAATCTTGCCGGCATAGCGGCTCATAACAACAGGGATGGCATAACATTCGGTTATAACGGCGATAAAAAGTGGATAGGGTTCGGCAAAAGCTGGTAAGGCGTCTTGGTAGTAATGGTTTTAGTAGGCGGTGAATAACTATGTTGTGGTAGTTATCACGCCTACCAAGGCCGTTATGCACCACAACCGGAGCTATAATCGCATCTCCGAAATAAACTTGGGATTTCAACAGTCGCATCAGTCCTGCAACGTCTTGACCTTGACGACAGGCAACCCGATAAAGCTGAAAGGCTTGCGACTGAACTTTAAGTAAATGACTTGGCTAAAGGGGAGGCTCAAGATGTTTACTCTTGTGGGATCATGTACAAACAATGACACCCTGATTGTATCGGGGAAGGGAAAAGGTCTGCCGAGCGAATTGTAACGAAAGAAGTAGAAATGATTAAAAGAGACGATTTTGACCTGATGTTGGAAAACTTGCGTCTTGGGTTAAACCCAACAGACGCTTGTGAGCTTGCACAAATATCGACAGTAACATATTATCGTTGGCTCAAGGATGACAAGGAAAAAGCGGCTGAAATATTACGGGCTAAAGTAGAGTGCAAAAAACGGTGTTTGTCGATAATTCAGAAAGCTGGTGTGAGGTCGTGGCAAGCGGCGGCGTGGCATTTGGAGCGCAAATATCCGGAAGAGTATTCACTAAAAAGCAGGGTAGAGCATAGTGGGAATTTGGAGATAAAAACAGTTGTCATCTCTTGAGGTTAAGTTTGGCGATAAGCGCAAACATCTAAAGCCGTTGTTTGAGGATAAGGACCGGCATCAGGTTATTGTCGCTCATCGGCGGTTTGGTAAAACATCGTATGCATTATGGAAGGCGATAATAGGTGCTATTGCGATACCGGGAAGTAGGTATTTTGTCATACTTCCCACATACAAACAGGCGAAAATGATAGCTCTCGATATGCTTAAGAGTTTCACGAGGGAGCTTGGAGTGGTTGAGAAGATAAACGATAGCGATTTATTAGCCGAGTTTTTTAACGGCTCTAAGATAGAGCTAAAAGGATCCGACTATCCGGATAGCTTGAGAGGGGTTGGGTTGACTGGTGCGATATTCGATGAGTATTCGATGCAAGACCCAAGCATATTCACCGAGATTATCAGGCCGGCGTTATCGGATACTCCCGGTAGTTGGTCGGTTAAGATAAGCACACCAAAGGGTAAGAACCATTTCTATGACGATTGGATAAAGTCTAACTGTAGATGGAATTTTAAGGCAAGCGATACCGGCGTAATACCAAAGGAAGAGCTTGAAGAGCTGAGTCGCGATATGTCGATTGACGAATACAATCAGGAATATGAGAACGCGTTCCTTTATTTCGCAGGGCAGATATACACAGAGTTTAAGCCGGAAGTCCACATAATCGACCCGAAAGAGGTTAAAGGCCGCGATAGAATATCGATAGATCATGGTATGAGAAACCCCACAGCAGTGGGTTTTTATACGATAGATTACGACGGGAATGTTTACAAAACCGATGAGATATACAAAGAGGGCGTTGAAATAGGCGATATGTCGGGCAGAATAAAACGCATATGGCGCAATAAGGACGAGCAACCGACGGGCGTTATTGACCCGTCAACGGCGGCAAAGGATAGGTTCAAGGATGGTATACCATACAGCATTTATCAGGAGTTTTGCGACAATGGGCTATCGTTAAGGCTTGCGCCTAACAGCGTTATTGCGGGCATAAACCTTGTGAAGCAGTTTCTGAGCGATAAGCGGTTATTTATATTCAGGCGGTGTGAGAAAACGATATGGGAGATGGAAAACTACAGGTGGAAAGACCGCAAGGGTGCGGATGCCAACCTTCCTGAAGAGCCGATAAAGGTTAGAGACCATGCGGTTGACGAGCTGAGATACCTGATAGCAAGTCAGTTTGGAGCCGCTGAGAAGCCTAAAGAGCCAATCAAGCGGTTTAGCGAGGAGTATTTCGAGAAATTAAGTGAAGTTAATATGGGGCGCAAACAGCCGAGTTGGGCATAGAAAGGTATAACAAATGGATTTAATGGGCAATGCAAGGCAGTTAATTGATGGTATATCGACTGGCGCATTGGGCGATGGCGAAAAGATACAGATGGACAAAGAGACGGTCTCCCGTTATCGCAATATGATAACTAATGCCGAAACCTCGCATAAAAAGAAGTTCTACAAAGAAGCCAAGAGGTTCCTCGATTATTACCGATCGTTACCTGGTAAAACACTCAATAAGGGGGCTGATGACGCGTATAACGTCTTTTGCAACGATTTCTGGGTTAATACTAATGTTCAAGTTCCGAACCTATTTTTCAATAATCCCGTGGCGGCGATAAGCTCAGAGCAGGATATGGTTGATATAAATATGGGTGTGGATATGCTTACTGGAGTGCCTAATATCATACAGGTTCCCGGCTCTGAGATAGCGTCATTACTTGAGAATATAGTCAATACCTATTATGAAGTTATCAACATGAAAAAGTTGGGTAGGCGCGCTACTTTAGGCGCGTGTATTACAGGACGTGGGGTAGCCAAGTTCGGTTGGCAGACGGATATAAACGGTAGCGAAAGCGACAACCTACAGCTTATTAAAGACGAGATGACAGCGTGTGCATTTAATCCGCTTAACTTCCTTGTGGATCCCGAATGCACCGATCCCGACCTTGAAGACGCGAAATACATCATATTCCGATATATCAAACCTACCGAGCTTATTAAGAAATCACCATTGTATAAAGGTGTAAACAATCTGAAGGGTTCGAGTGAGCTGAAGTTCTCCGGCACTGATGACGATGGCATGGCGAAAGACCCCGAATACTTTGGCAATATGAAAGATCTTGAGCGCAATAAGCTATACGAGATATGGGATATTGTGAACAAGCGTGTTGTGGTGTTTGCGGATAAACTTGATTACCCTATAAGGGATTCCGAATGGTTATGGGATATAAAGGGGTATCCATGCAATGTTTTGATGTTCAACGAGGATATAGAGGAGTTCGACCCGATACCTGATTTCAGAGCGATTGAAGGCACGGTGCTACTCAAGACGAAACTACGTCGCAAGATGTGGGAGTTATTCTCTAAGCTCAACAGGCAGTATGTTTATGACGCTGATATTCTGACTAAGGAAAGCGAATTGCAGAATATGATAGATAGCCCTACTGGTGGGTTGACGGGTGTTCACGCTAAAGGCAGGAGCATTGACAGTGTCATCAAGCCGTTAAACGACTTCGTGCTTAATGACAGCTATTTTTCTTTATCACAGATTGCCGACAGCGATATAGAGAGAATGTCCGGTATAAGCGACTTTCAGCGTGGGTTGATGAGTGAAGTGAAACGCACGGCTACCGAAATGCTTAACCTATCGAGCGTGCAGAATCTACGCGTTGATTTTAAGAAACAGCAGGTTGTAGACTTCATGGAGAAAAATACACAGCTGATGATAGAGTTGTTGCAATGTTGCGCCGACCAAAGCAAACAACAGAAGGTTAAGCAGGACTCGCAGGTTATCTTTGCCGCATGGGATAAAGACAAGATACAGGGTAAATACTCCGTCAGGATTGACATATCGAGTATGGCGAAACAAAACCCTGAGATAAAACAAAAACAAGCCTTAGAGCGTCATGCGATGTTCCAAGGGGATCCGCTTGTAGACGCTGTCTGGCTTGACAAAGAAACGCTAAAAGCGACTGGTGTAAGCAATCCGGATGAAGCGTTAAACCAAGGGCAGGTGCAAGCTTACAAGATTATGAATAGCCTATCGCCTGAAGAACAAGCCGCCACACAAGGTGGCAATCAAGCAGGCGGTCAAGTAGGCGGTCAAATGCCGCCGGCTCAAGAACAAGGGCCAACGAGTCCGTTTGGTATAACAAAGGAGCAAACAGTTGGATAATTGGGAACGGGTAGCAAAGGTCATTAGGATGTTTTATCTGCCGTTATTGTTCATAAACGATTTATGGGGAGCCTTTCTTAACGCTGTAGCGGCTTTTAAGCGGTCTACTAAGGGGTTTACCCGCCGGCTATCGAAAGAAGCCACTACAGAGGCAAACTATTTAGTGGAATGGACGATTAAGCCATATTTTCAAAAGAAAACGGGGGTTGAGAACCAATACTCCGGAATATCGGTTATATCGTGGATAACGCTAAAGGGTGAGGACTTGTCCGAAGGAACGATGAAACAGATCGTGCAACGGCAACAAGACGACCATGCCGACCGTTGCAAAAAGACGTATAAAGATACAGTTGAGGATTACGGTAACAGGTGCCGCAATCATCATCTCAAGCCTGCGGATTTAAAATAAAGGAGGCGGCTCATGGCAAATAAAGATAGGGAGAAGTATCTCAAGGAACGCATGAAGCGTATAGGCGAAATGGCGGCTGAGAAGAACACTGAGGTTGAGAACGAAGAGGATATAAGCTGTCTCCGCGAAGGGTGCAAGTTCAACATGAAGAAGATATGCGGCTTTTATAACGAAAACGATAAGGCTATAGAGGTAAACGAGGACGGCTTATGCAACAGCTACGAGCCGAGGAAAAAGGTGGCTAACGAAAAAAAGGAAGGGGTGGTTTATTGATGGCGGAATATAAGATACGGAAGGGCAGGGGGAGATATGGCGTTGCTGTAACTGGTAAAGCGAGTCCGGCGGTTGTTATTAGCGACCCGAAAGTTTTGGATAACTACCAATCCGAGATGAAGGAATTAGCCAAAGAGACTGATAAGCGAACGGCTAAAAGCAAAAAGAAATAAAAGGGGGTTTTATGAAGAAAGCATTAGCAATTGCGTTATTGATTATGTTTGCAAGCATAGCATCTGCCAGTAATTATGGTATTTGCGATACGGGAATAGCCGATGTGCAATACGACGACGAATCGATATCGCGTCTGGCACAAATGCCGGGCAATCTACCGGAAGTAGATACGATTTTGATAGATACATGGTCGAACAGGATAATTAGCGACTGATTACGAACGCTGAAGGGGCAACCTACAGCAGTTAAGTAAAAGGAAGAAAGACAAAATGGTAATAGACACAAGTTCGGCGACAAGCACGATAGACGGCATCTTGGCGATGGAAGAAAAAGGCACTGAAAATACCGAAGGGCAAGAGACGGCTCAAGAAACGACTCAAGAGACGGCTCAAGAGACGGTTGAAACAACGCCTGAGGTATCTACAGAAACCGTAGAAACTACGCCAGCGGAGAAATCCGAAGAGAAAGCCCCGGAATATTCTTATCAGTGGCGAGACAAGGCGTTTGAGTTAGCTAAAGGGTATTACAAGGACAAGAAGGAGCTAACCGACAAGCAGATAGAAGACTTGGCGTTTCAAGGATATGTAAGCGCAACAAGGCGCATACAGCAAGCCGACCGCAAGGCTCAGGAATCTGAGAAGCGGGCGGGGGAACATGAGAAGTTTAAGACTTGGTATGAGGGTGATTTTGCTAACAATATCTACCCGATTATAGAGGACTTGAAATCCGGCAAGGCACGGCTTGTAAGGACCGACGAAGGCGATGTTGAGTTTGAGGAGACACCTAAGTACGCCAAAGAGCTGACAACAAAACTTTCCTCAATGGAAAGCGTTGTCAGATCGCTGAGAGAGGATAAGGAACAAAATCTACGTGAGAGACAGGAAACCGAACAAAAAGAAACGGTTAAGAAACAGCTCGACGAGGAAGACACGAGAATAGCCGATAAATTCCCGCTTTACTATCAATGGATAGACGAAGCGAAGAAGTCTGGCATGACTAATCCCAATCTTCAACAGATTTTCGATACTGTTGAGGACGACAAAGTTACGTTGGAATACGCTATCTACAAACACTTTCTCGAAAACGGTTTGCCGATGAAGGCAAAGGAGATAGAAAAAAAGACCATCGATAAGATGAAAGCAAAAGCGTCTAATAACGCCGAAAGCTCTCAATCGATAGGCGACAAAAAGACTGCTCCTATAGCGCCGGATTACAAGCAAACTAACGATGTTGTTAAGTTTATTAGCGAGTTAGACGAAAGAAAAAATTGATCAAGGAGATTGAAAAATGGCAAATTACAGCGCAGTAGCCGGTATTTTTAATCATCCTAATGTGTTGCAAGATTATTTCGAGAACGCATTAGTCAACCAGATCCCGTTGGTCTGGTGTTTAGAAGGCAAGCCGGTAGCATCAAATGGAATGAAACCTACTGCTCCTAAGATGGTAAAAGAAGTTGACGCTGGTTCGAGGTTTGAAGAGCCTATTATGTTGGTGAGTAATGGCAATATCAAGTCCTATGCGAAGGATGCGATATTCGACATGACTACTGACAACGTAGGCGATAGGGCTTATTATGATATTAAGTCTATCGGCGGCCCCATAGTAATGTATGGTTTTGATATAGATATTTGCGGCTCAAACAAGACTAACCTGTTAAACTATCAGGCAAGTCTTTTGGAGCAGGCAAAAACTACGATGATAAATTCGTTTGCAACGCAGTATCTGAAAGCTATCGGCACTGCCGGAGCTGACGATTTTGCATCGTTGTACGACATAGTATCGACCTCAGCAGGAGCGACAATAGGTGGGATAAGCTCTACAACCTATTCAAACTGGGATAACACAAGAGCGACGTCTACTGGTTCTATGGCAACGTATTTGAAATCAGATTTAACCAATCTGATAATCAATGCGAGCTATGGACAGAGCAATCCTAAGCTTATCGTTACCACAAAGTCTATCTATAGCACTTTGCACGGTCAGCTTGTTTCTAATCAGAGATATGTTCCTGATACAGAGCTTGCAAAAGCAGGGTTCAAAGCTATCGAGTATGATGGATTATCCGTTATATTTGACGGTGGAGCCACCACAGGCACGATACTTGGTATCGATCCTGACGGCTTAATGCTTGGTAAACTAAAGGGTACATGGATGAATTTAAGACCGCCGGTTGCAACCCCTGACGCTGACGTGATGAGTTCGTTCATCAAAGCAAGGGGTAATCTAATCGTCAAGTCGAGACGATCACAATTTATTGGTGATGGTTTCACAATTGCATAAAAGGAGGTAGCGAGATGAAGAAGTTTTTTGTTGGTTTGTTTGCGTTTGCTATCATCCTGGGCTTAAGCGCGGCTGTCATGGCTGAAGTGCCGGCTGTTGGCATTAAGACGTGGGGTAGCGCGGCACAAAAGTTAGGGAAATTTAGTTATATGGATAACGGAAATCTCTATCGATTTGTTACGAACGTCGGGACACTTGAATACGCAGGACATCCTGCGGTTTATGTGAGGAACGGTCAGAACGACTATTCCGTATCTTATGGCGGCGTTACGGGTTCAGGTGAGTGTTTTGCCGGTGTTTGGCTATCAAGCGAAGCCGGTGCGACATCTATTGACTATGGCGAGAATGGATGGATACAGGTAGCAGGAATTGCTGATGCGTATGTAAGGGGCGACCTGTCCTTTAGCGCGGCAATAGTTGTAGGGTCTATATTGTCTCCGGAAGCGGCTGATTTAGCCAAAACGGCTGGCAATAGGTATTTTAAGTATATGAGAGGACCGATAACTGTGGCAGTGCCTACGATTGAAGCGACGATATATCCGAGAGCGTTAGAAGCCAATACTTCTTCAACGTCTACAAAGGTAAGGGTTCAGCTTAGGTCTGCATACTAAGTTCTTTTGGGCGGGGACATCCCGCCCATTCCCTTAATAAGAAAATATTAAGAGAATGGAAAATAAAGAATATAATGGTATAGAAAAAGACGAGGTTTTAGCCTGCGTGGGTGTGGTGCTAGTAATATCCGTGGTGATATTTTTGATTTTGCGCCTTTTGGGGATTGATTGAGTATAGCAAAGCTAACGCTCATAAAACAATATGGTCTGAAAAGGAGACGATATGAGAAGAACTTGCTTTGAAATGCTCAAGGAAATAGGGATAGAGATAGGACTTGTAAACGATATAACTATCACATCGTTTACGAATACCAGTCTGCGGTCGCAATTGCTTATGTATCTTAACAGGGCTAAGTCGTGGGTAGGGCGCAACGTCGCACTAACCTCTGTTATGGATACCACTACATTTGGAACCACTACTGTTTACAATACCGGCACGGTATCGATAACACAAAACACTACGAGCATTGTGGGGGTTGGAACGACTTTTACTACCGGAATGGTGGGGCGTAGTTTAACCTTTGGAACGTCAAAGACACCATATAAGGTGGTCGAATTTACTGACACCACACATATAGAGTTAGATAGACCTCTTATCGAGGATGATATTTCAGGCGGCACGTATCAAATTTACGTTGATACATATACGCTCCCGCCGTTTATAACGGATATTCATTCCATTCGACCTGTTGACAGGGTTGAAACATTACAAAGGAAGTCGCAGGCGTGGCTCAATACGAGGTATACTTTGCCGACACAAATAACGGGTATACCGAGGTTTTGGGCTTTAACCGGAACAAAAGAAACAAGAGAGCCAGAGGTAGCGAATTATGCCGCTGATGCTACAACGTCAACAACGGCAATAGTGGATGCCGCGCTTGCTAATACAACGGTGCAAGACGGTTATAAAGACTGGACGGTTTATAATGTTACCAGAGTATCGAGAGCTAAT